CAAAGAACGCGCAGCCGCATTTGCGTTTGCCAAAGCAGCCGCCCTCCGCATGAAGCTACCGAAAGGTGAGGCCGCACGATGAACCACATCACCGCCGCACTCGACCTCATCGCGCAGAATCAGATCGCAGCCTTTCTTTGTGTTGCGGTCGTCGTCTTCATCGCCAGTATTGCGCTGATGGTCGCATATGAGCGCGCAGATAACAAGGCAGCATTGCAACAGGCGCGCGCCGAGAATCAAGAGGCAAAGGCGATAGACAAGGGCCGCAAGCTGTTCGAGCAGGCAACACGGAATAGGGAGGATTGACCATGGCCAGTGGACCGTATTCAGCACCGTGGACTGACACAGGACGTTTACAAGGCGACATTGACCGCGTGCAATCGGAATTGCACAGAAAGGCAGATTCACATGAAGTGTCTTCGCTCAATAGCAAGGTGGATTCTCTGGAACGTACCTGTGGGGAATTTCGCTCCGATCTTGATGAGGTTCGCCGTCAACTCGATCAGTTGCGTGAGAATTTCAAATCCGCGCTAGATGTGCTGGGCCAGATGACGACTGTTTTATAACGCAGCGGTACCGCTTCTGTTGAGCGGTGGGCATAAACCAGCCTGGGGCGCGGCAGGAACGCGCAGGAAACGAGGGAGGGATATGAAGGGCTACAAAGGATTTGACAAGGATTTGAAGTGCCGAGATATGCAGTACGAGATCGGCGAGACGTTCACCCACACTGGTCCTGTTTCGCTCTGCAATTCAGGGCTGCATTTTGTGGAGCATCCTCTGGACGCATGGAGTTACTACAAACCGCTGGACGGGAGCAGATTCGCTCTAGTGAAAGCTAATGGAGTTTCCGACGAAACGCGAGACGATACCAAACGCGTCGCGCAATCGCTCACCATCAAGGCAGAAGTTAAGATTCCTGCCCTGCTCAAAGCCGCAGTCGAGTTTGTTTTCAGCAAGGTCAAAAGTTCACCAACCGTGAGCGCCACGACCGGCAACTACGCGCACAGCGCCACGACCGGCAACTACGCGCACAGCGCCACGACCGGCAACTCCGCGCACAGCGCCACGACCGGCAACTTTGCGCACAGCGCCACGACCGGCAACTCCGCGCACAGCGCCACGACCGGCAACTACGCGCACAGCGCCGTAGCTGGGAAAGAGTGCATCGCCGCTTCACTCGGCGCGGCAGGACAGGCAAAAGGCATCAAAGGTAACTGGCTTGTTTTGGCCGAATGGGTAGACGGCAAGATCAAAAGCATGGGCATTGCTATCGTGGACGGGAAGAAGATCAAAGCCGACACGCTCTACACGCTGAAAGACGGTAAGTTTGTGGAGGCGTTATGACCCACGCAATCAACAGGACCGACGAAATCACCCGCGAGTGGATGGAGCCGAATCACATCCACTGCCATGACCCGCTGACCAACCTGCTCAACCCCGGCCCCAACCGCAGCATACGTCCGCCGCTGCCGTGGTTCAACACGACGGTCATGTGGCGTGTATTCGCCGGGGAAGCAATTCTAACCGCGCTGGCCCTCGTGGTCTGGCTGATCTGGAGGTAGTATGAGCGAAGCATTGAAGAGTTGTCCGTTTTGCGGGAGTCCGGCAGAATTAAGGCAAGGGCATTTAATCCTTTGCATGAACGAAGAGGAAAATGGTTGCCTTGTCGATCCTCTCGTACAAAGTCTGACAGACGAAGAAACCGTCGCCGCATGGAACACGCGCCCGGTCGAGGATGCGCTGGTCGAGGCGCTGAATAAGTTGCGCAAGGAAGTGCAGTATTGGGCTGAGAATCCGCGTCCTGATGAATGGATATTACAGGAATGGGTTCGCAACATCGACGCCGCGCTCAAGCTGGCCGACAAGTGACCGCGCTGATCGAAACCGCAATCTACGGCGCATGGCTGATCGCGGCTGTGTGCTATGCGAAACGCACGTAAACCGAGAGAGGATGGAACATGAACACCGATAGGGCAATCGAACTACTCAACTGCGCAGAAGTCAACTGCGACAACATCAAGAAAGTTGGGGTTGTTTTCGCGGATATAGTCAAAGCACAGATTCAGGAAGCAATAGTGGAACTCGAAGGCGAGATATTCACCGAAGATGCTTTGGCGTCTGTTCGCTAACCACCGGCAGCTATGCCGCAACCGAGAGAGAAAGGTACACGAAATGCCATTACCCGGCGAAAGGCTCGACAGAGCTGAGGGAACCAAACCTTACCGCGAGGAATCCCGCGCACTTGACCCGCGAGAGGTCACGATCAAACCCGGCTGGAATGTCCGCGACATGACCAGTCCCGCAACCCGCGAATGGATCGCCACACTGAAAGCCTCCATCGCTGCCCGTGGCCTCGACAAGCCAATCGCTATCCGCTACGAACGCAAGACGGGCGCGGCTACCCTCGTCGATGGTCAATGCCGCCTGACCGCTTGCCGTGAGTTGTGGGATGAAGGCAATCAGGTTTGGGTAAAGAGCGTCGTCGTCGAAGGTGATGAGGCGCAGCTTACCATCAAAGGCATCGTTGCCAACGCGAACCAAACTCTTACTCAATGGGAGATCGGTACGGGTTGCGCCCGGCTGATCGCTTGGGGATGGACCAAAGGCGATATTGCGGTCCACATCTGCCAGTCCGAGCGGTACGTCACCGAAGCTCTTGCTCTCCACAACGCACCACTGGAAGCAAAAGCCATGCTCTCAGCCGGAGAAGTAACTCCCGGCGCCGTACTCCATGCCGTCAAGGAACACGGAGCGGAAGAGGGTGTCAAGGTTCTCAAAGCGGCCGTAGCAGCCCGCCCCACTCCACCGCCGCCCGCACAGGCCAGCATCCCCGGCACTGCCAAGCCCGCCAAGGCTCCCAAGCCAGTAGCAAGGCCCAAGGCTCTATCAAAACGCGAGACGGCCCTTAAAGCCGCCCCAGAGCCTCAGCAAGCAGCACCCAAATGGGATACCCTGGTTGATCGGAACACACTTGATCGCGCCAACACGCCGATCACGGCTCCGCTGCCCGGGCGCGTCATTGTCTCCGCCGAACCAGCCAACGATCACGGAAAGTTCTACGCGCTCGCAGTCGCCTTCATCCGCGCCTACCGTGCCGATCCGCAAGACGTGACGCCGCACGAACTGGACCAGATGGCCGAAGACGCATGGCACGCAACCGGCCTCAAGGCTTAACCCGCATCGCATTATAATCAAACTTGGTGTTCCCTGGACCGGAACTGATGAGCATGGGTTGATTTACGAAGGGAGGGTATCGCTATGCAGCCTTGACCGGCTGTGAATGATCTGTGACCACTTCTAGTGGCAATTTGAATTGCAACACGTCTCAAAAAGACAATCCGAGCCGGAGCGGATGTGATGTACTCCGGCACGCTATCATCCCCGCACCACCAGAAAGAGAGGACAAAATGGAATTGAGTTGGTATTGTTCTATGTGCGGCAAGACAGCCAAGGTCGAGCTTGACTTGTCGAAGCCAGTACCTTCAATCGAAAAGGCTGTAATGATGGTTCGCGGATGGAAAGTACAATACAATCCACCAAACACGGACCTCTATTGCAAGAAATGCGCCGAATAACCTAGCACCACCAGAAAAAACGGACCCCGGTAGCCTGGTGCGCCGGGGTCCATCTGTGTGCTCGAAAGGAAGGAGGCGCGGGTCTAGGCCCGCTTGTGGTTACTATAGCACGACCTGAGCAGATCGTCATGTACCCTCCGGTTTGTAGGCTTTTGCAATCCACTGAGCCAAGGGAAACGGTATCTTGGCAATCATCGCAGATGCAGCCTTGCGGGAATTTGAGTTGCTACCGTGACGCGCCGCTCCATCTTGGAACCAAGCGTCACCCTTGCCGTTGTTACGCAGTCCGGAGATGCCTGTTTGCTTCACAGCATCACTCTCCCGCTGATTCGTTAGGTGGCGCGTGTGCGTGTGACCATCGCGGATATTGGCGTGGCCTACGGTCTTGACTTCATCACCCCAAGGCCGTAGGCTGGCAGGTTTGTTCTCTTCTGTACCGTCCCAATCTTTCCACTCATTCCAGTTCTTGCCGGGAGCTTTCAGTTGAAGCGTAGTCGGCATCAACGCAGGAACGTCTCCCCAAAGGTAGAAGCTGCCATAATGCCATTGTGCGCGCCCAACCCACTTCTGCGCTCCGCGAACGTTCTCGACCACCATCGGAATGTAGTGCCCAGCGGCCTCTATCGCCTCGCGCTGGATGCGGAAGCAGGAGTTGAATAGCT